TTTGCGTACCTGACGTGGAAGAATTAAGAGTAAAGTCAGGAGTAGGATAAAAAGTATCTCGAACTAGTTGAACGGAATCAACTACACCACCATTGTTAGTGTCGTCAGTATTAGGCCCATCCATGTCAACAAGAAGGGCTGGTTGCTGACCACCTTGAACAAATAGTGTATTAGCGCTTTGACTACCTGCAACTTGAGTCGTTACCCTGGTGACATCAACAAGGGGACGATCAATTAATAAAGGTTGTTTGTTCGTGGCGGTACTAGCCATTATTTTTTACGCAAGTCTTTTGTTCATTATAGAGTAAAACTATCCACCAAACATGGCAGCCTTTTCATTCATATCTTTAATGCCAGGCATCTGCATAAAGCCTTGCACTAAAAGATCCGGATTACGAGCAAAGGCCATAAATTTTTGGAAAGCAGAACCCTGATCATCTGGTTTAAATTTCCAACGTTTTCCTTCGATGTATTTACCGGCCAGCATTGGATCTTTAATCGTGCTGGCACTAGATCGATACAAGTTTCCAGGTAAATAATCGGAGTCTAAGTAATCGCTATAGCTAGCCATAATCAATCAGGCGAGATTGCCTTATAGGGATCAAAAGCACCAGATGACATCCCAGGTATAAACATAGGATTTAAAACCTGACCTACCATGCCACGCATAATGCTCTCTTTCATTTGCTCCACAAGAGATTTAGCTTTTTCCTTTTTATCCTGATGCTGAGAGCCGCGATCAAAATAAACATTAAGAACGTTTCCACCACCACCTACTGTCTGTGGTTGTTCAGGAGATGGAGTTTCAATTGGAAGTGATTGATACGGAATTTCTGCATCACCAAGCACTGATTGAGCTACTTCGTAAAGATCTCCGCCTGATTTCATGCGAGGTGCTGCACTACTTACACTAGTGCCAAAGGAATCTTTAGCATCTAAGTTGCCACCTGGATTACCAACTAAAACAGTGGCATAAGCCTTCTCAATTCCCATTCCAGGTTTATAGCCGCGTTGTTGAAAATACTTTTCAACGTAAGGAAGTTGCTCTGCAATCGTCATGTCCTTACTAGGAAGCCCAACTTCTTGCCTAGCACCTGGACCAAATTGGATTAAGCCACGATAGTTGCCACCAGTTCCTCCCCAGACATTAGGCCTAAACCCTGATTCCATTTGAACCAGGCCGCCAAATTCATAAGGATGTAAGCCTAAATTTTTAGCTGTTTGCAAAAAAGCTGCACGATCAGCTGGAGATAATTTACCTACGTTTGCCATTAGAGCATCCCAAGTTGTTTCATAAAGGCTGCTTGTTTTTTCTCGTCAAGAATATTCTTGTCGAAAGCAAAACCTTCTTCACCTGAACGGTTAGCAACAAATGGATTCAAATTAAGTTGCATGTCGGTGATGCGTGCGCCCATTGAAGAAAGATCAGTGGTTGCACTGGTATTGAATCCAGGTGTTTGCGTTAAGTTAGCTGTGTCGTAAATACTATCTGCTAATGCAGGAGAAGCAGGTGTAGCTACAGAGGGATTAAGCATTTGATTCACAGCTTCTGCTGCCATATTCATTGCTTGAATACGTGCTTCCTCATCACGAGGCATTGGAGCGGGTTGACGCTGTAGACCTTCCATCAAAGGATTACGAGTAGTCCTGGAAGTTGGATCACCAAACTTTGCAGCGTGAATTGCCAGGCCTAACTGTTCTACTTTTTCGCGATCTTCAGGAAGACCAGACTTATTGGCTTGTTCCCGTGCTTTACGGTAAAGCTCAGTTTTCTGGAAGTAAGGATCAGCAGCTGCCTGTTGCTGGAGCCTAGAAGCCTCTGATTGGTATGCCCGCTCCTGTAGGGGTGTCAACGCAGGCAACTCGTCTCTGGCAGCCTGTAAGGGGGTTCCAGTGGTTAATCCTGGAACAGGTGCATCTATGTCCATACTGCGAACAGGGCCTTGTACTTGTTGCATGTAAAGGCGGCGTGCTTCCAAAGGATCTAATTTGAGCGTACCGCGTTCAAATTCACCTGTCATACTCCCTGCACCTCTACCGCGTTCATTGGCAAGATCTGCACCTGCAAGAACGCCAAATGTCGTGCCAGCAGGTCCAAACATTGAGCCCCATGCTCCACCTTGCACGGCGCCACGAATTTCACTCGGGACACCGCCAGGAATTAAACGATCTCCCAACATTAGTGCGCCTTCAGCTGCAAGTGCAGGAAGACCTCCTCTAACTAAATTACCAAAATTAAGTAGACTTTTAGGTGTAGGAACTGCACTAGTACCGCGAGGACCAACAATTGGATTGGCAGGATTAAAAGGGCGACCTACATTTACAGGACCAGCTGAAGGAGGGATTCTTGGTGCGGCGCTACCTACACTTCTTTTAGTTTGAACTGCTCCTGCTGTACCAGGAATAATGCCGCGTCCAAATAATTCTTGAAGAGTACTAAACTCCATATCACCTCCAGGTAAGATTTAGATAAAGACGTGTGCCGACGGCAACGTCAGCTGGACCAGGTAAAGCCTGGATAAATTCAGCACCAGACCGATCAAATCGATAACGTGCTTGAACGGGATCTTTATAGTTAGGAACGTAAAGAATTTGAGCTAAACGTCCTGTTTCGTATAAGTATATTTCATCCCATACTTTTAACGCTTCTTTGGCGTTGCTGGAAGAAATAGTACGATCGACATCGCCAGCGATGCTTTCAAAGCGAGTATTGGGATTGGAGGCAACTTCAGTCTTTTTTTCAGCGGTATCACAGCGTCCAATTTGAATAGATATTTTGTTGTAGAAGTATGAATCCGGTACGGTATTCATAGCTTCTTCTAGACGGGCGTAATCACCCGCAGGAACACTTACGGTGAAATAACCGAGGTGATACCTAATCCTGCTTTTGTCAAACTCGGAAAGTTGCACTTTATCCTCCCTATAGACCCATTATACGTGGGTCTATTTTTAAATAAATAACCCCTGTTTCCAGGGGTTTTATTTCAAACTCGGATTAGATCTGCTGCAATAACAGCTTCCCAATCAACGCGTTTAATAGCCTTCAGCTGTTCTAGGTTGTTAAATCTTTCACCACTTAACGACATCTGAAGATCTTTTATTTCCTTCGCAGTTTTTAATCCAATTCCTTTGATGTGATCTGCAATCATTTGTGCCGTAGCACCATTGATATTCAATCTTGTATCAGGTGGGAAGTGCCGAGGCTCTTCTTTCTTGGCTTTATCTTTTACTTGCAAAGCTTTAACTTTTTTGGTCGCTGCTTCGTCAGTAGCGATTTCAGTTTTGTAAACAGTAAAAACGCGACCGTCCTGATCTTCGACCATGAACCAGTCGCCGTTATCCCATTCGCTAATTATTTTGACTCGGGCGCCAGTCTTTTGATGCTGGTATAAAGTAGACATAAAGGACCAAGAATATTTTCCTGGTCCTAGTTTACATTAATCAGCTAACTGTGCGACCAGTTAAATAACCTTCGATGTCTTCGTAACCAGGTGCTTCATCAGGTTGGATGTAGCAAATTTCGGTCACGAGGTAACCAGTGCGTCCTGCAGCAGAATCGCCAGAGGAAATATAGAAACCACCAGCAGTAGCAACACCGTTGGCGCTAGCTTTAGAGAACACTTTGAAAGTGGTAGCAGCTGTCATTTCTTTATAGACAGCACCTGGGGTAACACCAGGAGCACCAGAGGCGGTAATAAGAGGTACAGTGCTATATGCAGCAGAACCGCCAGCAAAGTAGATTTCACCTGCTTGGCTACCAGCAGTAGTAGAAGCCAGGTTTGCTTGAATAACTCCTTCGCCAACACCACTTGCTGCGGTAGGCAGGGAACCATTAAGGCGACCAAAGGAGATCACGTTACCAGTGGCTGCATAAACACCAGAAGCAACGCGGCCATCACCCCAGCCAGAAGCAACCGAAATAGTGGCACGGTAGCCGTAAGCGGGGAGAGTAGAAGAACCAGAGACAACCATACCGGTAATATCGGTACGAGTGTCATCATTGCGGTAAGGAGAAGGCACAATCACAGATGCCTCAGCGACAGCACCAGCACCAGAAGTATTGGTGACAGCTACATAACCGCGCTGCTGGAAATAACGGTAACCAGGGGTGGCGAGCACGGAGGTAGGACCACCGTTAGAAGCGTTGTTAGTACCGTCATCATTGCTATCAATGTTGCGGTACCAACCGTTCAGAGGCTCTGCCCAGTTACCGGGGTAGATTTTCTTAGCGGACAAGTAAGACATTTATCTCTCCAGAAATAAGTTTATTTTTTATCTAAATCAGACCACACCGTCATCAGAGACGAAGCTGAATGCATTGGTCACGAAGTCCTTGTTCAGGATCTCGAAGCCAGCGTACAGTTGCCAGATGAGGATGATGAAACGGCTGAAGTCATCGTTGTTGTTAATAAGCACCTGAGCGTTAGGACCGCCGATGCCAACACCGATGGACTGAGGACCGAAGAAGAAGCCTTGAGCAATTTCCTGCGAACCGTAAGTAGAACCGTCGTCGAAGGAAGCAGTGATGTTCTTGGTGGGGAAGTTGGTGGACTCGTAGAACTTCACACCTTCAAACTGAACACCAGTCGGCATCACAGGCTCACCAGCCAGGAAGTAGGCCTGACCAGCCTGGGGGCCCATGTAGAAGCTGGTGTTGTTAGGCATCATGGGGTTGCCCATGTACATGCCTTGACCAGGAACACCTGCGTAACGAGCAATCTCACGGAAATCAGGATCACGACGCAGATGCATCATGAAGGTGGGATCGCAGATGCAGCGATACAGACCATCAGCAAAGGTAGGAACGTTGCGCTTACGCAGATCCTTGACGACATTCAGAAGGTCGGTACGAACAGAGAACTGCTGAACCTGTGCGGTGTACTCAGCACCGGTATAAGAGATGCGGCCAGAAGAATCCTTTTCCTTGCCAGCGGGGAAGTAGTAGCCACCCTGGGAAGAAGAAGCAGCACCTTGAGCTTCGGCTTTAGCGAGTTCGTCAATGAACACGCGATCGCGCCAACGGCGATAGTCATCGAGCAGGGTCAGAGAACCGATGCTCTGGTGGAACATATTCAGGTTGCCGGTGTCCAGCAGCAGGCGCTGAGCGGTAACCAGAGTTTCGCGAGCAATCTTGAAAGTGCTGGGCTGAGTGGGATCACCCGGGTCTGCAGGACCAGTGTATTCCTTAAGCACCACCAGGACTTTCTCCTTGGTGATGTTGCGGCTGTTGGCGGTACCAATGGTCTGGTCGGACACACGCTCACGAGCATCCTTAGTACCAGGGGAACCCCAGAACTTGTAGCGATCTAACTGAACGGTCTGACCGGGTTGACGAGTGAAGTCATGGACCACCACAGGCTCAGTTGCCATTTCGGCAATATAAGCAGGGTGGGGACGGTAAAGCTCTGCCCCAAGAATCTTGGGGAAATCATTATCAATAAACACTTTGGTTTATCCTCCAGTGTTGTCGAATTTCTTATTTGGTGAAAGATTTAGACATCATCAAAATGTCTTATCTGAATAAATTTTAGCAGCCGCTAACTTATTGTTAACGGCGAACTAAAATCACTCCATCACAAACAATTTGTTTGCAACGGTTTGAGGCTGAGCGGTGTTAAGAAGACGCCATGCCTCGGCAGGGTTGGAATCCATTTGGTTGCTAAAACTGCCCCAGAAGTCGCCGGGCTGTTGAGGTGCTTCGGCAGTCGGGGGAGCAGGCATTTGCATGCCAGGAGTCATACCCGGATAACCCGCTTCCATTTGTTGAGTGGGATAACCACGGGTCTCTAATTCGGTTTCAGATTCGTACACAGGATACGGACCTTCGGGACCGAAGAACTTCAGAGTGTAATCAGACAAAGTGTCAGGATTAGTCAGGATCTCGTTATAAGCGAGGTTTTCCTGACGCTCATTAACAGCAAAGTTGGCATAACCTTCAATCAGGCTACTTGCGCGGGTGCCCCACTCAACTGCGCTGTCGAGCATTCCTTCCAGGTTTAGAGCGTACTGATTCAGAATCGCGGGTGCTTCCACCCCGTACGCGTCGATTACCTGACGAGTTTCTGCGCTCAGGTTGTAATGATCGGCCACCTGACGGTCCAGTGCTGCCGCCTCCAATGAGGGATTCAGCGAAGTTTGGGAATAATTGGGCGATAATTCCTGGTTGGGCGACCAAGTCAGCCGATCCGATTGAGGCGTAGCTTGGGGAGCTGGTGCCTGTTGATAATTGGCCGGGGTAGGTGCTGCTTGAGTCGCTGACTGTTGAGCCGGGAACGGGGATTGGACTGGTGCGCTCAGGACCCCCACCACTTTGTTGAATGCCGACTCCCAGGGATTCGGAGCCTGAGGGGCCGCCGGTTGGGACTGGGGGGCGTATTGAGACGGGGCGGATTGGTAATTGGGGGCCGCCTGAGGTGCCTGTTGGTAACTCGTAGCCACCGGAGCTTGGGCCACCTGGGGTGCTGGAGCTTGGGGAGCCGGAGCTGCCACGTAGTTGCTCGGAGCGACCGCCTGAGGTGCTGGGCTCGTCTGTGGGATCGATTGGACGGTAGCGTCCTGCATAACTCATCTCCTTTTGTAAGGCTTCTAATGTTCGATACAGATATGGGGTTAAATCCAGTCTGGGATCCGCAGCCATTGGTAAATCAGGAGACTGCGGGTGAGGGGTCTGCATCATTCCCCCCACAAGGCGAGCGAACTGAGAATATGCACCCTGCAGTTCATTCACCATCCTGAATGGGAACCCAGATAACATCTCGGCTCGTTCCTCATCCGTCTTAGAGGGGAAGAGGTATTTCAGTGCCTCAATGCTATCAACACCTAATTCTTGCAGATTTCGAACAACAATTGAATTGTTCAAAATATCTTGAGTGGTGTCTTCGTAAACAGGTCCCAACCAACGCCACTGAATAGTGACATCTCCATCTGGAATCAAACCAAAAACTCCAGGTGGAATTTGCTGAGTCTCAACGCAAGCCATCATTAAACGTTTGACTTGCTCCTCATACATCTGCATTGCCTGGATATAAAGAGCTTGATCTTCTGATGAAGATGTTTCAGGAAGATCTAAAGGTTTTTCCAGGCCAGCTGCTGCTGCCAAAGAATCACGGAATAACCGTTCTTCCTGGAAAATAATCAGTTCTAAACAACGAGCAATGCCGTAGGTGTAAATTGCTTCAGCTTTCTTTTTAGAGGTAGCTGAAACACGACCAAATAATGATTTGTATTCAGTCGCAGTTACACCTGCAGAAATTGAGAGTTCATCAACACCACCAAGTGCGGTGCGGATTTCTTCTCGATATTGACGAGCAAAGGAGTTTTGATCGCCAGTGATTGCATCAGGAACAATATAACCTACTCGGTCATTTGGTTCCAGGTTTGCAATAACACGGGGTACACGAATCTGTCCGTCTACTCCACGACTAACAGGATCTGCTTTAAACATGGATGCACTCATGCCAGTGCCCATGCCACGGAAACCTGAATTTGCTGCAATAGATGGCCGTTGGACTACGGCATCATCCCCTGATTCCATCAGATCCGTTTTTGGTCTGGAAGAAAGAAGCGTAGGATTACCAAAGAAAGTAACGTTCTTACGCATCGTGCGAATCATATCGTCATGCGTGACAATGTGATTAGCAAGAGCATCAAATTCACCAGAACCTTCGTGAGAAAAGCCCTTGGGATTATTGAAGATCTCTACGCAAGGAATAAAGCCAAGGCTATTTTCAAACGTCTGTGTCTTACCAGTGATGGCTTGATACTGTGTATCAAAAGAAATTTCACCTTCTGAATGAGTCTCTTCAATTGTTTTACGTTTAATTGATAGTCGAATATAACGCTTGGAGTTATTGCCACCTCCTAAATAATTAGCGCCTTCGGGGCCAGGGGCAGACATATCCAGATCTTGCTGGAATCCCATGCCCTTGCGAACCTTATAGCTGTAGATGATTACAACTTCATCCAGCTCGCCATCAATGTTGTAATAGGTGCGATATTCGTGGCGACGAAAGTAATAAAGCCGATAGTTATTTTTGGTAGGACGTACATAAAAAAGACCTTGCCCATCACACAAAAAGTAATCCCAAATACTATCTAGCCTGGTACCAAGCTCATTATATTTGACAACACGATCAATAAAATCTTTGCGTTGTGCGCCAAAGTTATCTTGTGCTGGAAAGAATTCAACACCTTGTCGGATGCCAAACAAACGCATCTGAGCTAAATGACTAGCCACAATGCCAGTGTCAATCTGCTGGCCTCCATCACGATTCAAATACGAATCAACGATTTCTTTTAACCGACCTACAGCACTTCCAGCAGCCATTAACCCTTACTTCCCTTATCTTTATGCATTTTAGCAGCTCTTGCCGCTTTACCTGCTTTTTTTGCAGCTTCCGTATTTGGTACAAATTGTTTTCCTTTACGGCTACCAGCTCGTTTCTTTGCATCAGTATCTTCTCTTTCTTGTTTAGAGAGAGACGCCCATGCTTTCTTTGGAAGGTAACGCTTGGTTGTACCGTCTTTTTGAATTGCTTTATCGGCCATTTTTTTGTTTTTTAGCAGCTTTTGCTGCTTTCTCATATTGATCTTTGGTTTGCCAATCTTCCTTACCCCATTTCTTCAGCGACTTTTGGCTCTTGCCTTCACCGCCTTTGTACCCGCCACCAGCTTTCTTGTACTCGGAAGCAACGAGCTGTGCTTTACGCGCAGACCACTGACCAGGCTTTCCACCTTTAGAGCCAGCCATTACGCGTTTTTTAATACGTTCACGTAAGTCTGGCTTTGTATATTTGGAATTATCCTGAGCCATTAGGAAACAAATTTATTCACAAAACCTTCTGGTGCCTGTCCCATTTGAGGGCCGCCATACATACTGGCATTTAATTGATTTGCGTCTAACAGCACACCTAAATTACCTGGGGCGCCAGGGACAGAAGCTTGTCCTTTTTGTTGATTTAAACGATCCCTTAAATTTTGGAGGCGTTTACCTTCATTAGTGTTTTGCAGCCAATTTTGAAATTGTTGCTCTTGCGCAGGCGTAAAAGGAATGCTGCCGCCAATAGGTTTCATTGCCATTCCTCCCATATTGCCAACAGCACCAGCAACATTACTGCTACCAGGAGTGGGGGGAATAAATGTAGGAAATTGACGTTGGCGAGTTTCTTCTACAATGTCACGACCATTTTGATTATTACCCATTGGGTAAGAACCATTTGCAGGAGGAGGCGTAGATCCACCACCAAAAGGACGACCGCCAGGGGCCATCGGGAATGCTCTGGGGTCAGTAGCAGGAATAATTGGAGGAGGAAATCCACCGGCTAAGTTGCCAGGGGCACCAGGGACACTATTTTGATTACCGTAACGCATTTCTTATCTCTAACCTGGGACTATTCTAATCTTCGTTAACTTCGTATCCTGCAGAATCATTCAATTTATTCAAAACAATTCCGTTTCCTTTTAAGTTCCATTCAAGAATATCTCCCTCTTGCCAGTTCAATTCTTCGCAAACTTCATCAGGTAACGGAATAATAACGTCACCATTGTTGGCCTCTTCGACCTCAATAATGTAACTCATTTTGACAATAACTTTTCAATAAGCTTATCAAGCTTATTATTGATTTGTCGAAAGTTTTCTTGCATCTCTTGGATCTCTCTAATGAAATCCGCTTTCAGTACGTATTCGACAGGCATTCGACTTAGTTGTATTTCGAGATCGTCAATCCTTTCATCTTGTTCATTTAAACGTTCCGATAAAAATCGAACACGATCAATTGAACGCTCTAGTAATTTGTTGGCAACCCAGGATCCGCCAGAAACAGCAGAAATTACTGCGGTTAAGCCAATGGCTATATATTCTGGCCCCATGGCTTGAACTAGTTAATAATCTAATTGTAAACGACCTTTTTTCATTAAACCATTTACTAACCAAACTAAAGCATCCACACAATCGTCATGGCTACTAACACCGAAGTTCGTGAGTTCTTCATAGAGTGCTGCAAAGTTTCTGAAACGATTAAAGATAATTTTTCTGTCCTCAAACATTCCCATGATTCCACGGAATCTAGCCAGTTTATCGGCGCGGAAACCTTTTACTGCATGCCAGTTGAGATTGTAGAGACTTTCGTTTTGGAGGCAGATACGTTTGAAGTCGGCTTCAAGGGAAGCCTGGTATTGAACCGCCTCACTCCAGATATCACAAGTTGAATAGGTCGGATAATAATTTCCGTTTTCGTCTTGTCCTAATACGGACCAGTCATTTAATAATTCTTTTAGGGCATCTAGTTTTTCTAGGTTCCCCATGACACGTATGCGGCGATAGTCAATGATGTGAATAGTATCTCCAATACGACCACCAAGAACCATAACGGTGTAATCATTTTTTTCTTTAGTGCCGGCAGAAAGATCGACTCCTATACCTAGCGTATCGAATTCGGTGGCAATTTCAGCTTTAACCAAGAGTTCAGGCGCAAGGGATAATTCGTTTTGCCTGACAATTTGATTCATGTACTGGAAGCTAAAAGCAATTGGTGCCTGATGCTTCTTTTGCTTTAAGTAATCCAGAGACCACATCTCTGGCCAATACGATTTTTCTTCTCCTGTTTTTGCATCGTTATAAATTGCAGACAAAACAATCTGTGTCCAATTGTTTTGCTCATTAAATGTAGTGGAATGAATATCGTCATGTCTAAAGCGAGTGCCAAGACAAATTGCCCTTCCACCTTCAAACATGGTGGGAGCAATCACAGCATTCCAGTTATCTTGCATTTGCTTCCGAATGTCTGGGTTACCGATATCCGCAGCAGACTTAATAGCGTCATCAATCATCACAAGATGAGAACGCTTAGAAGTCACTGAACCTTTAAGGCCAGCAGCACAAAGGGTGAACTGTTCATCTGCAGTGGTATCAATACCAGCAAACTTATGGTCGATAGACCAGTACTCATTACTGGTAACATTTTTCATCAAACGAACTGTAGGAAATACCTCCTGGTATCTTTTGCTCTCAATAATTCGTTTAATGGTTGCAGACTTAGAACGTGCAATATCAACGGTATAACTAAGGTACAGAATCTGCAGCGGCATCTTTGCTGCAGTATGAATACCAATAGCCCAAGCAGTCAGCAAGCCAAGAACAGTTGACTTAGCTGATCCCCTGGGCGCAAGAAGATCAATATTAGGTCCAGCAATCTTGATTAAACAAGAGCTGTCTTCGTTGGTGACAAAATGCCGATTCCATTCTCTGTGATGAGCAGCAGGTGGTTTGTCTGCTACATATTCACAAAAGAAAGCAAAATCACTACGTGCACGATCTAATTCATCTTGGTTTTTGAGTGGCTTAAGACTTTGCTTGCGAGCAGCAGCAATAGCGTTACGCCTATAAGCAAGATGTTGGTAAGAAGGCACAATTAATATTCATCTATTAAATGAATACTAACCTATTTGGTTTCTTCTTTTTTATCTTTAAAGTTCTTAGCAGCTTTAGCTGCCTTCAAACCTTTCTTAGCAGACTCTTCTGCTTTCTTGCCTTTCTCTTCTTTTTCGGTATCTTTACCGTTTTCTTTGTCAGCCTTTTTCTTAAAGTATTCAAGAAGCTGAGGGGGCATTTTTCCTTTAGCCATGATTTTAAAAGTAAATTAATTAGCGACGAAAACGATTTCGAAAGGGGCGGCCAGGGCGTTCAAAAGATCTATCACGACGGGAATCGCTATAAGCTGAACTGGAGCTATCGCGCCTAGCTCTTCCAGGGCCAAAGTCAGTTCCTCTTCTCGAAGAAGAACGCCTAGACTCATAAACAGCGCGGCCAAGGCTTGCAGCACGGTCTGCAGCACGCCCTTGAGCTTCCCTATTACTACTTGCACGACCCGATCTAGAGCCGCGTCTACCAGAAGAACGCCTAGAGTCTCTTGCAAAACGACTTCTTGCTTCTCGTAATTCTTCATTTGGTTTATCCCTTCCGCCTTTGGTAGAGTTATCTCCTGTTACTTCTGCGTATGTACCCGTTGGGGTATCAGATGCTGCTTCAGATGCTGCTTTTTCTTGTAATCGTTTTTTGAACTGAGCAAGGAATTCTGGTGCATCAGAACCTCCTTTGTTAGCAGTTCCTTCGTTGGCAGCAAATTTAGCAGGAGCAGGGGTAGGAGTGGGAGTGGGAGCAGCAGGGGTAGGAGTAGAAACAGCAGGGGTAGGAGCAGGAGTACCCCCAAAGCCAGCCGCATAAGATAAATCTTGAATATGTTGCGGAATTTCCATTCCGTAACCAGCCGCTGCGTTAATCTGCTGCTGAAGAGTTTTATATGTAGTGTTGTCTCCTTTTGATTTTGCAAGATCACTTACTTGCCTACCAAAATCAAAAAATCCTTGATGTAAAGCTACACCTTCAGGAAGGTTTCGGGATGCATAGGCTATGCCTTCTTGGGTAAGTTTTGGGTTGCCATCCTTGCTAGGTTCAAATAATTGTTTCCCTGTATTTCCATATCCACCATATTGATACATAATATCCGCAAAATCTTGCGGAACCGCCAGGTTATTATTTACGGCTGATTGATATGCTTGTGCATATCCTTTATAACCACTTCTATCAACACCTAATTGCTGAAGTTGTGGCGTAACTTGATCCATGAATTGATTCAGGACCTGCATTCTTTGCAGTGCATTTTCATAAGTAACAGACATATTAGTAATTCAATGCGTTAAATATATTTTAATTCAATTTATTCTTCTAATTGCATCTTTGCCCACACGGACATCGTTGCTTCTTCTAATGGAATTTCGATAGGATCATCTTTAAAGATCATCATAAGTTCACGGATAGCACGATCTGCACCAGCCATCAGTAAACCTTTGCGGTCTCGATTATTAGTAAACTCTTCTACCTGTGCGATAGTGCCACGTAGCTCACGTTGCATTTGAGCAATACGTGCGACACCAGCATCACGCTTCACAAGGCCGGTTTCAACGTCGGCTCGAAGCTTAGCAATATCGTCCTGCATGGCGTTAATCTCATACAGGAGTTTTTTACGATGATCAGGCTTGGGATGATTTAATTCAACCCATGCATTGCAATCTGCAATACTGCCAGCATATCCAAGAAAACGAGCAAACAAATAAGTCTCAATTACTGAGTAATTATCAGAAGCAAAAGAGATAAAAGATTCTTGTGTAGCAGAATCTAAATTATCGATCCAATAATCAAAAAGATCAGAATCGACGTGCCTTCTGGGCCTGGGAGTAATCCCTGGCTTCGTCTCGTTCAGAGAACTCTTGTGACTGTCGGGCAGACGTTCGCTGCTCTTCAGCTCCTTTGCCGATTGTTTGTCGCTCTTGTTCACCAACATCCTCTGCTTTCTTCTTGCTAAATTCGTAAGCAACGCCAGCCGCTTCGCGGTATTTATCTAGGTCAAACCAATCATCAGCATCAATTTGACCCTCAGGAACTGATTTGTTATCATCAGCCATTTCAATCTCCTATATGACGTTGCTTATAAAATACAGCTTATCAGAAATTGCCCATCATGCCAGCAAGACCGGTTGCGAAAATATCGCGACGACCTTCAACTGATTTCTGGCGTTGTTGACGACCTTTGGAAGCCTCAAGACGCTCTAAAAGTTGTTCAAACTTATCAATATCAAAGTAGTCGTCAGATCCGGGATTAGTTCCAGAATTACTCATTTATCCATTTTGAATAACTGAAATAATTATAACAAAGATTTATTTTAGAAACTAAATGAACCAACAAGACTTGAGTAAAGATCGCCTTCTTTGCTAATGCGCGTAATTTCTTTGGTGCCTTCCATTTTAATATTTTGAAGCTCTTTATCAATCTCGCCTTGAAGATTAGTCAAGCCAGCACTATAGAGATATTGCCGTGATTGACGCATTGACTGCTGGAACTCTTCTAATTCTGCTGGGGTACCTGTAAAGTCACCAAACTCAGGCA